CCCCACTATCAGCTAAATAATTTTCACCAGAAGTAGGCTCTGACCTGCACTTTTGTTACACCAAGAAAAAAACTTTTAATTTGCTCTTGAAACACGCCGACGCTCTAGACCCCTATATAAGTATAGGGCGAATGCTAATGAGCCCCCAGAAGGCGGGCAATAAGCCCGCCAGTAAGTACTTATATGCAATAGTGGGGATACTTCTGTCCAGACCCCTGTGGACCCCTACAGGCACTGGAGGAATGTTGGAAAGACAATTAACACCAGAGGAAGCTCGTAAAGAACTTATCCTCTTGGTGCGCCAAGGGCGCACTATTGCTGATGGTTTAAAAGTTATTGGTAGATCCAGATCTTGGTATGATACCCAACGCCGAGAAGCCGAGGGCTTCTCAGCTTTAATTGATAATGCTCGGTTTAGAACTGCAGACCTCGCTGGTGAAGCTCGGTCTAATTTGTCCGATTTCGCAGAGTTCTCTCAAAAGTATCTTGGTACTAAAGTACCGACCCACATGCTCAACGTTGTTGACATGTTGGAAGGCAGAGATCCTTCTTGGTTACATGATTCCATGGTTTATGAAAAGGGATCGGCGGGTCTATCCCGCCTCTTGGTAAACGTACCCCCTAACCATGCCAAGACCATGACCATCACGATTAACTACGTAACTTATCGAGTAGTTAAGAATCCCAACATTAACGTCATGGTTATATCCAAGACACAAGAACAAGCAAAGAAGTTTTTGTATGCGATCAAGCAACGCTTGACGCATCCACGGTATGCCGACCTTCAGGTCGCCTTTGGTCCTACCGATGGTTATAAAGCAACCGCCGACCAGTGGTCGGCTACCAAGGTTTATCTTGGTGCTGATGTTCGTGAGTCAGATGCTAAAGACCCAACCATTGAAGCTATTGGTATGGGCGGACAGGTTTACGGAAACCGTGCCGATCTCATCGTCCTCGATGACGTGGTCACTCTGAGTAATGCTTCAGAGTGGTCTAAGCAACAAGAATGGATTCGACAGGAAGTTGCCTCTCGTCTACCACCAGGCGGGGGTCAACTTCTTGTTGTCGGTACTAGAGTATCGGCAGTTGATCTATATAAAGAATTAAGAAATCCAAGCCACTACACCGATGGTGTACTCCCTTGGTCATATTTGTCCATGCCTGCAGTCTTAGAATATGCAGACGATCCAAAGGATTGGAAAACCCTTTGGGAAAAGACCGAAGAACCTCTTACGGATACTGACGTACCCGACGAGAATGGTTTATTTGATCGATGGACAGGACAGCGTCTAACGGCTGTCCGTAACGAGGCAGGACCATCTAAGTGGTCACTGGTTTACCAGAACCTCGATATTGCGGAGAATGCAATCTTCGACCCGATGTGCGTCAGAGGCGCAGTAAATGGAATGAGAAAATCGGGTGCTTTGGTTGCAGGCGCAGCAGGACATCCTGAGAACTCTAATAACTTTTATAGAGTCATTGGTATAGACCCAGCAATGTCTGGGGATACCGCTGCTGTTGCCTATGCGGTTGATCGCAGAACACAAAAACGCTACGTCATGGATGTTCACATCATGACAGCCCCTACACCTGCAGCAATCCGTTCTCTAATCAAGGAGTGGACCGATGTGCATAAACCACATGTGGTCATTGTGGAATCAAATGCCTTTCAGCTTTTCCTTACACAAGACGAAGAGATTCGTAACTTCCTGTCGACACGAGGAATCAATTACAGACCTCATTACACAGGAAACAACAAACAGGATCCCGAGTTCGGCGTAGCCTCACTCGCTCCTTTATTCGGCACCATTACCAAGCGGGATGGTGTCATGAATAACTTTAAGCATGCTGGCGATAACTTAATCGAATTACCAGATAGCTCAAAGAATGAACACGTAAAGAAGTTAATCGAACAACTTGTAACCTGGCAACCAGGAGTACAAGGCAAGAAACTCAAGATGGATGCCGTAATGGCATTATGGTTTTGTGAGATTGTAGCAAGAGAAACTTTACTTACTTCAGCAAATGTACCTAACTTTATGAGTAATCAATTTACCACTAGAGGAGACATCGAGTCTCGGTACATCATCAACTTAGATGATCTAGCTGCATCGCAGCGGACTGCGAGATTGTGACATTAATGATAGAACTACAACAAGCCTTTGAGCAACTAAAAGCTCGTAACTCCGAACGTGATAAGCGCATGCGTGAGGTAGCCTTAGTAAGAGCTGGACAATCAGATCAAGTATTTCGAGGATTATTTCCCGAAGGTGTTTGGTCACGTCCTATTATTGCCAACCTTATTGACGTAGTTGCCAGAGATGTTTCTGAACAAGTCGGTGTTCTACCTACCATTACTGCTGCTGGGGATTCATCATTAGATGACAACCAGCGTACCAAGGCTGACAAGCGTACAAAGATTGCTAACTACTATGTAGCAGCATCCAGACTAGGTACAGAGTTACTGCGTGGCGCAGACCAACTAGCAACATACGGTTTCGTTCCTTTAAGGGTCGAACCAAACTTTAAAGATAAAAGACCCCACATCCATGTAGAAAACTCTATGGGTGCTTACTATGATATGGATCGCTTCGGTGTTGTAAACATCTACGCTCGTTTATATCATCGTAAGGCGGGAGATCTAGCAGCTCACTTCCCTGAGCATGCTAACCAAATTTTACAAACCAACACCTTTACTCGTGGTGATGGCAACTCATTACTACAAGTTGTGCGTTGGACAGATAAGAACAGAACAGTTTTATTTCTTCCAGACCGTGGAGGTTTAGTTCTTGCTACCACCCCAAACAAAACAGGCGTTGTTCCAATTGCTATTGCTCAGAGACCTTCACTTGATGGTGAAACCAGAGGACAGTTTGACGACGTATTACCAGTCTATGCAGCGAAGGCAAGACTTGCGCTCCTTACAATGGAAGCTGTTCAGAAGTCTGTTGAAGCTCCTCTTGCTCTTCCCAATGATGTTACTTCTCTATCCGTTGGTCCTGATTCAGTCATTCGTTCTAACTCCCCTGAGAAGATTCGTCGTGTCAATCTGGATGTACCTCAGTACGCATTTGCGGAGAATAATGTTCTAGCAGATGAAATGAAACTAGGAACTCGCTTTCCTCAAGCTCGTGCAGGACAAGCAGAAGGTTCAGTTGTCACAGGTCAAGGTGTTAAAGCACTTATGGCTGGATACGATTCACAAGTTAAGATTTACCAATCAATTCTTGGCGAAGCAATAGGTCAAGCAATCTCATTTGCATTTGCAACTGATGAAGCTTACTTCACTGATCTAACTCGTGAAGTATCTGCAACAGCCAATGGAGTTCCATATAAATTAAAATACAAGCCAAGTTCAGACATTAATGGTAACTATGGCGTAACCGTTGAATACGGTTTAATGGCAGGTTTAGATCCTAACCGAGCATTGGTATGGGGTCTACAAGCTCGAGGAGATAAGTTAATCTCTCGTGGAATGTTGCGTCGCAACCTTCCTATCTCACTAAATGCTGGTGAAGAAGAGCGAGCAATTGACATTGAAGAGATGCGTGATTCTCTTAAAGCTTCCGTATCGCAAATGGCTGCAGCAATTCCACAAATGGTTGCACAAGGTCAAGATCCAATGAAGATTGTTGAAAAGATGGCAAGTGTTATTAATGACCGCAAGAAAGGCATTGCCTTAGAAGATGCGGTAGCAAATGCATTTAAACCAGAACCAGCACCAAAAGAACAACCAGCACAACCAGGAATGCCAGAAGTTCCAGCAGGTCCTGAACCAATGGCTGCTGGTGGTCCAGCACCACAACTTCCACAAGGTAGACCAGCAATGCAAGAACTTCTTGCAGGTCTTACAGGTGGAGGAAATCCAAATCTATCAGCGAGAGTTACTCGTCAAATACCAGCATAATAAGGAGAAACAAATGATCGGAAAGCAAGGAAAGCCAGGAAAGGCTCCAACTTCAACTGCAATGATAGGCAAGAAGAATGGTGGCTCAGTTAAGGGTGGCGGAAACGTAAAGCAAGGAATCACCCCTAAAGGCATCAAAGGCAATACAAACAAGCTTAAGTAAATATTAAAGTATTAGTAAAGGATAACTATGGCAGCCAAGACTCCCAAGAAATTTAGGCAGGCACGTAAGGCTGCCAAAAAAGACGCTAAAAAAGTTTTTAGTGGAAAGAAGCAAGCAGGGTTAAAAGATAAAAGCCCTCTTATGAAATTTTCCGCTGATGACCAAAAGGCTCTTGATGATGTAAAGAAAGAAGCAAAAGGTAAGTTTATTACTGACGATAAAGGTAATAAAATTAAAACTACCAACATAACTTCTAAAGAAGCAGCAGCCGAATACAAGCGTGTTACCGATGCTCGTAACGAAGCATTTCGTTCCTCAATGCGAGCAGAGTTTGGTGAGTATGCTGGCAAAAAAGCTACTCAAGCAGATTATGACTCTAATCCAAAGTTTAAGGATAGAGCACCTAAAGCTGCTCCATCTAAGCCAGCACCTAAAGTAACTGAGGCGGGTAAAGTTCGCAGTGCAGTAACTGCAACAGAGCCAAAGCCACAATCTTTTAAGATTGACAAGGATGGCAAGAAGATTAGACCTAAAGGATTTAAAACTGTTAAAAATGCTGGAGATGTTAGAAAAGCTGCAACAGCAGAAAAGAAAGTATTTAAATCAACCAAGACAATGGGTGAAATTAGCAAGGCAGTAGCCGATAAAACTAAAACACCAGTTGTTAAAAAAGGTTTTGCTGCAGGTAAAGAACTTAATGCAGAAGGTAAAGCCATCTATGACAAACTTATTAAAGATGGTGTCAAACCTAAGTCTGCACTTAACAAGGCTTTATTCCGTCAGGAAAAGGGAGCAAAGGTAGCAGCTAAAGCTGCAGCACCTGTTGCTAAAGCAGCCAAGTCTGCTGCTACAGCGGTTAAGAAGCAAGGTCCAGTTAAGGCTCCATCTACCATGGGATCAATGGGAACAACTCGTCCAGAAGGCTTAACGCCAAAAGTACAAAAAGAAATAAAAGCAAAGTACAAAGCTTCTAATGCAGCAACTAAGCCTGCTGCTACACCTGCTGTTAAAAAAGCAGCTACTGTAAAGAAGGCAACTACTGTTAACAAAGCATCTACCGCTAGTAAGGTAGGAAAAGCAGTTCTTGAAGCAGGCAAAGCAACAGCAATGATTGCTGGTCCAGGTAAGTTTCTTAAAATTGGTGGGCTTGTTAAAGGCGCAGTTACTGGAACTAAAGCAGTAAAGGTTGCTAAGGCAGCATCTGCTGCCAAGCCAGGAACTAAAGTTCTTGCTGCAAATACTGCACGTAAAGCAGCCAATGTTGAGAAGAAAGCAAAGAAGGCTTCTATGTCTAAGGGCAAGAAAGCACTTCGTGCTACAGGAATTACAGCAGGTCTTTATGGAATAGGATCACTTCCAGTCGGAGGCGGTAAAGGAAAAGAATCCGCTACCACAACTCCACGTCCTGTTCGTCCTGCAGGAGCACTTCCAAAAGGTGGAGGCAAGGGTCTTAAGTTTGGTCCTAATGTTCAAGTTAATGCAGGTGGATCAACTACATCTTATACAATTAAAAAGGGTGACACGCTTTCAGGTGTTGCTAAAACATCTGGCGTAAAACTTTCAGAACTACTAGCTGCTAATCCAAAGATTGCCGACAAGAAATCTAAGTACAAAGGTGGCAGCATGGTTTGGTCAGGCACAAAGGTAAAAATTCCAACTAAGAAATAGGTGACGCATGTCGATGATTAATCCCGCTGCCGTTCCTATGCCAGGTCCAATGTCAAACAGAAGTGACTTGCCCCCATCACAAGGAGCAAAGCAACTTCCTAATGCAGCCTATGGCGAGCAAAAGCAATTCCAGGCAGAACAAGCAGCAGCACCAATGTCTAAAGCAGCAGATCCTTTGGCTAACATAGTTCCGCTAACTGCGGAAACACGTAGACCAAATGAGTTTGTTACTACAGGTGTTGATGCAGGTCCTGGTCCAGGTAAAGAAATACTTGGGCTTAACTCATACGTAGATAATCAAGTAAAAGATTTAACAATGATGGCTAAATATATGCCACTAATGCAAGCATATGCAGATTCAGATCAATCATCAGGCACTATGAAAGCCTTTATTAAATTTATTCGGAGTCAAACAGGGAGTGTATAAATGAGAATCTTAAAGAAATTTGAGGAGAACCTTGAATATTTAGGATTTGATATGGCTCCTGTTGCTTGGGATCTAGCCCGAATTGATTTTGAAAATGATGATGAAAGATTTACTCTCCTTGAAGAGTTAACAACAAAGGGGAAGGCAATGAATGAGTAAGTGGTCAGGCTGGGGAGACACCTTTGCAAATGAACCAGAGATTGACACGCCATCTCCTGTAAAGAAATTTGTTAAAGAACAAGCAACTGAGGTTGTTGATAAGACCAAGGCTGGAAAGATTGAAGCCAAGGCTGGTGAAGTCCTAACTAATGTTATTCAAAAAGGACAAGAAGGTAATATTTTTACAAGAAATCTTACCAACGTTGCACTAAGTGCAATGAATCTTGCATCTAAAGTTATTGTTCCAATAACTCAAGGTGCTTCTACTTTAGCTTTAACACCACAAGCGGTTGCTCGTGGTAAAGGTCTTAATAGTTTTGCTTACGCAAAAGAGAAATCTAAAGAGATCTCTATGGGTCAAGCTGTTGCTGCACCTATTGGTCAAGGAATTGGTAAGTTCATACCAGGAGATATTGGTCCATCATTTACTGATGAGGGCTTTGATGTCTTTAACGACCAACAAAGAAACAAAGCATTCAAAGATGAATGGATTGGTATCTTTGCATCTGGGTCTACAGATCTAGCTCTTGCCACATTAGGAACTAAAGGTGCTAGGAATATAACTAGCGGTGCTAAGAATGCAGTAGTTGGACCAACTACAGTTCGCAATGGTGATCTAACCGCTTTTAGAGATAACCTTAAAGTTACAACTGATTGGGCTGCTCGTGCCGATGGCACTCCGCCACCAAATGGTTTAGCGGTATTAGTGGACGATGCAGTAAAAGAAACAAACTTAACCAAGTTAGCTGCAAACCCACTCGTTACTGAAACAAATAATCCAGTAAGAACAGCAACAATCTTATCTCGTCTTAATAACCACGATGATGTTGCGGATTATTTACTAGCAGAACGTGGTGATGCTGCAGCATTTACTAGATTCATGCAACGTCAGCCCCTAGAGGCAGACCATATTGATAACTTTGGTATCAAAGATTATGCACCATTAAGCGACTGGGATCAGATCAAGGATGAACACTTAACTCCAGATCTAACCAATCGCTATAAAAGAATTATTGAGGCTAAAAAAGCTAAAGATAAAACTTTTGCAAGCGCATTAGATGATTTTGCATCTATGGTTGGCGAAGGTGAGCGTGTAGATTTCGTTCCAGGCAAGTTTGCTAAATACGAACAACTACAGTTAGCCAAGAATAAGGTTAAACTTCAAGCCAAGTATGGTGATTTAAAACTATTTGGTGAAGATGGTGGTCAGGGATGGCGTTCAAAGCTATACCAGAGCAATCAATACGAACGTGGCGTTCGTGTTATTGCATATGTTGGATCAGGTCGTCCTCAAGGACACATAAATATTTCAAACCCACGCAGGTTTGAGGCTGCATCAGACCTATTATCTGACTTAAACCGTCTACAGTTCCTTCGTGGTACCGAAGGTACCCAGTTTAAGCGTAAGCAAGTTGAAAGATTCCTTGCTGCACAGACAGATACTCAACGTGCTATCGCTTTAGCCAAGATCGAAGAGAGTGTATTCATTGAACTCGGTAGAAAGTACGGAGTTAATGAGTTACTAGATGTTGCTAACCCCAATCTTGCTAAAGAGAACGCAGCAATCATTGAACAAATTAGTAAATGGGTATCTGGCAAGACAGGAAGACGTCAGACTCTAAAGAAGTATGCGGTAGATAATGGAATGATCCCTGATGAACAGGGAACAATCAACATTACTAACAACTTTACCTCTATCTCTAATGAAGCACAGACACTTCCAATGCTTGACTTCCGTAAACTAGAGACTGAAATCATTCTTCACGTAAATAGAGAATTAAAAGAAGGACCAATTACACCTGGTCAAGTCAAGAGTGCTAGATTAACTCAAACAGGTATGGCTTTAAGCCAACTGTTCGATGTAGCCAACATGGTATTTAGCAACTTAAACCTTCTGCGTATTGCATACATCCCAAAGAACTCTATCGTAGATCCTTTGGCTCGTGCATCCATGGCAACTGAAAGCCTAGAGCTATTTCGTAATGCCATCCCAGCAGTTAAGAACGCTTTATACAATAACAGCGTCAGACTTACAAACTTATCCAAGTTTGTTCCTAACATGCCTGGCAATAAAGCCTATAAGGCTGAACAGCATGCACTAGAACAGATTCGTCAAATATCTAGAGATAAAGAGTTCCCTAAATATATCAAAGCATGGGATGAATCTAAAGTAAAATTTGAGCAAGCGCAGAAAGAATTTGAAAAAGCCTTAGCGGTTCAAAAGAAAGCAGAGGCTGCTCTTGCAAAAGCTTCTAAAGCTAACAAGGCTAAAGCAACCGATGCAAAACATGCAGCAGATGATTTGGCAATTGAGGCAGAAGAGAATTTTCTTTCTATACAGACTGAGTTAAATCGTAATGCTCATATTGTTCAAGGTATTTCTTCATTAATTGAAAAGCAAAGAGCTAAGGTTGCTCCAGGTATTATCGCTCGTGGCGATAAGAAACAGCAAAAGCGTTTAGGTCAAGTTGCAGAACAATGGGAAATTGATGGTAAGACCTACACTATTAAAGGTTTACTAGATCCTAACCAACGTGGATCTCAGGCTTACATGACTGAAATCGATACCTTGGAAAACTTCTATGCAACTGGAATGCGCTCTGAAATCAACAATCGTTTACGTGCCGAAGGTCGTAGATTCGTAAGTATTGATCGTGCAGATAGCGAAGCTTACTTTAATGCCTTAGCCCATATTGCAAATCGCCAGATTCGTAACGAACTTGAGTTACCACTTGGCATGATTATGCGTGGTGATAAAGACGGAGATGTCCTTAATTGGATTTACCAATCTGGAAACGCAGGACGTGAATGGCGTCGCCGTATGGCAGACAGAGGATATACAACCAAGGATGAATACATTACTTGGATCAGTGAAACTAAAGACAAGCTTCTTACAATGTATCCAAGTAAAGAAGTTAGAGATATTATTTTAGAGCGTCCAATTTCAACTGATGAAATAACCGCATTGATGAAGAACCGTCCTGATCTTGCTGAAACAATTGAAGGACCAAACATCAATCTATCTGACCTTAATAAGGTAGATCGTATTGGTGCTCGAGTAGGCGGTACTACCGATGCTGCTTGGAAGATTCTAGCGGATGCTGAAACCAAAATGGTTCGTGCTCCATTGTTTAAGAAATACTGGAGTGAAGAACTTAGAACATTAATTACTAATGCTCGTAGAACTGGTGCGGATCCATCAGATTATTTTATCAATAATCAACTTAACGATATTGCTAGACGTAAAGCTTTGGCTAGAGTAGAGCAGACACTTTACTCATCTCGCCGTCTTACAAATGGTATGTATGCTGCTCGTTATGCAATGAGCTTTCCAGTAGCATTCTTTAACTCACAGGCTGTGGCTCTTCGCTTATTAGCGAAGAACCCTATGAATGCTTATTGGTATAGCAGTATTACCCAAGCATTAGATGAGTTTGAATCATATGAGGATAAAGAAGGAAACACTTACAAATCTATTAAAGATGTTCCAACTGGAACACCAGTAACAGTTAAGTTCCCTATTTATAACAAGACACCAGATCAGATAAAATCCATATTGCGACCATTTGTTGATGAACGTGGCGGTGGGCTAAGAGTAAATCCTAAGCAATTAGAGTTTATGATTGGCGATCCAAGCGTATCTTGGATTGGAAGTGGAACACTTTCCAGTCTAATCAATAATGGTTTTGGTCTTGGAACACCGTTTAATATTTACGGTGAAGAGATCGACAAGGGTCTACGTAAATTATTTGGTGATGACTTCTACGAGAACAGCGTTCTTTATGGAGGATATCCATCAGAGGGCAATACACTATTCCATACTTATGCATCAACAATGATGCCAGGATACATGCAATCATTGTTAAAGGTAATTGGTGTTGATAGAGGCGAACGTTGGTTTGATGGCGTTGCAGTAAGTTACAAGGCTGCAGTTGCTGAATGGGTTAGAAATGGTGAAGTTGGCGAACCGCCAACCTTTGACCAAGCAGCAAAGAATGAAGGATGGATGAACTTCCTCCGTGCTTCAGTTCAATTCTTTTCTCCTATATCAATTACATTTGATCCTGTAACTAGATCAGCAATTGATTATTATGCTAAATTGGTTGAAGCCAACAAGGGTGATTACGATGCTGCAGATGCTCAGTTTAAAAAAGACTGGGGATATGATGGCTTTGTTTTACTAGGTTCAACAAGAAAGAATGTTGCTGGTCTTTCATCATCTTACGATGATGTAAAGATTCTTAGAGACAACCCAGATCTTCTAACAAAGATTGCACGTACAAACATGAAGTACGCTGGAATGCTTTCAACTGGATATGGAAAAGAATTAACCAGTGAGTACTCCTCTGTAGTTGCATCTATCTATAAATATCTAGATTATCCTGGTAAGTCTAAAACGCCTATCAGTAGGCAAAAGACTGAAGATGAAGTTCAAAAAGAGGTTGAATCAAACCTTGGTTGGATTGAGTTTAGTAGATTAGAAGAGTTAAGAAACTCACGAATGTATGAATTTGGAGTAGGTTCTACCTACGACCCACGATATGAATTAAGTGGAATCCAAGATGATTACAAAGCCAGAGTTGAAGAACTTTCTGTTAAATACCCAGGCTGGGCAGATACCCGCAGAGATAACCAAAGAGAGTTTTGGACAGAACTTTTTCCTGTAGTTAAGGTCATTGCAAGTGACATGAACTGGAGAAAGCAAGCCGACACGGAATCAAATAAATGGGCTGACATTGCTTTGTGGATAGAACAAGCTGAAGCATTTCATAAAAAATATGAAGCTGCTGGAGCAACCGATGCTATGAGATATGACATGAGAGCATCTTTTTCACAATTCCATTTTGATTTCTTACAAAATGCATCTGATGAGTTTAGTGTATTTGCTACAAGATACTTAAACAGTATGCCTGAATTAAATCCAGATCTAGTAATGAGGAGACCTAAATAGTGGCTGACGAAACAGGCGTTGAATATAATGTAAATAAAATTTACATTGAAGGTTTTACTAATAAACCTGGTGGTCGTGGTGCTTCAGTAGCCGAAGCCAAGAATTTTTTTAAAAACCTACGTGAAACAAACTCAGGTGCATACGATGCATTAAAAAGGGCAGCAGCTGCAAGAGGTTTACCAACCGACCATAAGTCTTTAACAAAGATTATGGACGCTGCCGTTGATTGGACACAAACAATCAACAACCCATTAAGAAGTCAAGCAATGGGTATTGACCCAGGCGCATATTTAGATTACATAAAACCTGGATCTATAGACTTTGGCGCACCTAAAGGACCTAAGTATGGAACGTCTAAACAGATTACTGAGCAGACAACCCAATACAGCCCATCTTCTGGTGCTCAAACAATCAGTGACACCATGGAGCAAGAACTTGGTCGCACCGCTTCCGCTGCTGAAATAGCAGCAGGAACAACAGGATTAAACGCTGCAGCACTAAAAGAACCTTCTAGATATGAAGGAACTACAACCACCTCTCCTGGTGGTAAGGGTATTGCTCTTGGTCAAACTGTTACTAAGGGAACTCAAACAACTGGATTTGATCCAACCATGTTTGCTCGTAACTTTGCTCGCAGCCAACCAGACTTTGCGGAATCATTTGCTGCTAAAAACTTTTTAAAACTAGTAAGCGGTTTATTAACAGACCCGAATGCTATTGGAGCGGTGGTGGGCGATGGCAGATAAATATACGGTTAAGTCTGGAGATACGCTTTCCAAGATTGCTGCTGCAAATAAAACAACTGTTGCTAAAATTATTGCTGCCAACCCAGCGTTGACAACAAATCCTAAATACAATGGTGGTAACACCATATTTTCTGGAACTAAACTTACCCTTCCTACAACAGTAAAAGATACCAAACCAGTAGTTAATACACCAGGTATTCCACCAGTAACTAGTGGAACAACAACCAGTTATTCTCCTGGCACCAGCACGGTTGTAGATACTGGCATCTCTTCTACAGGTGCTACCCAAATGGATACTTTATCCATGGCAACTTTGCAAGCAAAGTTTGGTATTGCTGCTGCGGTTATTGGATCGGATCAAAGTTTAAAAGATGCCTTGAATAAAATTCTTGGTCTTGATGGTAGCGGTACCATGATTACCGATCCATCTTTACAGCAACAAATAATTATGGGAACCACATGGTATAAAAACCAGACAGACACCCAACGCAAATACACATACTTTAAAGAAACAAACCCTGGTCAGTATGCTGCAGATCTACAATTAAATGCAAGCAATATTGTTAAACAGTTTTATGGCAACGGAATAACTATCAGCTCTGCTGATGCTATTAAATATGCAGACCAAATGATGCAGCAAGCCATTATTAAAGACGGCAAGGTTATGAGATATGACCAAGACTTCTTGAACAAACTAATGGCTGACGCCATTAAGTTTGAAAAAACTAACTCTATTGACGGAAAGGTCATATATGACCTTGATGGAAAATTAGAAACAATGGCTGATGCTTTATACCAAAGGGCTTATGACTACGGATATCCAGCCACAACATCAAACGCTGGCTTTACAAAATGGTTTGAAGCTACTGTAAAAGGTTTGGTTGCTGGAACATTGAATCCAGAAGATATTGATGACGAGCTAAAGTCTAGAGCAATGTCTTTATTTCCTGGTTTGAAAGATCCAATCATGCGTGGTCAAACATTAAGAGATGCAGCGGATCCATACCTAAGTGCAATTGCACAAACATGGGAAGTAGATCCAGATACATTAGATCTTAATAACGACACAGTACAACAGGTTCTTAACTATACAGATGAAAAGGGAAACATTGTGCCAATGAATCTTTATGGGGCAAAGAAGACCGCTCGTAGACATTCAAACTTTGATTTCACCGAAACAGCTAAAGAAGAAAAGACAAAGATTGCATCGACAATCCTTAAAGATCATGGGTTTCTAGCATGAGCGCACAAGACGCAGCAAACTGGGCAAGAACTGTTGGTGCATTTCAAGAAGTATATAAAGCAGCAACTACTCCTGCACCTGTAGTTCCAAAGCCAGAGGTAAGTTATCGTGTTCAACCTGGTGATACATTAAGCCAGATTGCTAAAAACAATAACACAACTGTAAAAGAATTGCTTAAAATAAATCCAGCATTAACTAATAATCCTAAGTATGATGGTGGAAGAACTATCTTTTCTAATACAAAGATTGTTTTAGAACCAGCGGTTAAAGCACCAAAAGTGCAAACTACCCCAACTGCACCAACTACCCCAACGACTCCTACAGATCCAACAACCCCTACGGATCCAACAACTCCTACTACACCAACGACCCCAACGACCCCAACGACCCCAACAACTCCTACTACACCTACAACACCAACTACACCTACAACTCCTAGTAGTACTGAGTTTGTTAATCCAACATCAGCAGCAACTAATTCAATCAATGATCAACTTGCTGCATTAACAGCACAGATTGCAGCCATGCAAGCTGCAGCAGCTAAACCTGCTGCACCTACTGTTGCTGGTCAAAAGACTGTTCGTAAAACTGGTGGAGTAGTCGAAGTTTATCAAGTAATGTCTGATGGAACTCTTGGTGCAAAACTAGAAGAGTATAAAGATTTTGGTGCTCGTGATTCAGTAATGAAAATGTTTGAAAATACTGGATTAGGTCAGGCATACATTGATTCTCTTATGCAATCAATTGATAAAGTTTACGAAGAAAACATTATGCCAACCGATGCCCAGGTTCTTAATAGTATTTATAATAGCCAGGCTTACAAGACTCGTTTTGCTGCCAATGAGGCAATTAAAAAGCGTATGGCAGATGGTAAAGGTCGTCCTGGAGACAGACTGCTAACACCATATGAGTACATTCAAACCGAAAAGGCATATGAGGAAATCCTTAGAGAAGCAGGTCTTCCTACTGGTTTCTATGACCAGCAAGAAGATTTTACTAATTTCATTGCTTTGGGTGTAAGCACGGCAGAGTTAACAGATCGTGTAAACATAGCAAGGAATGCTTTAAATAATGCTGATCAAGGAATCAAAACAGCACTTAAAGATTTCTATGGTTTAACAGATCAAGATTTAACAGCCTATCTTCTTGATAAAGATAGAGCAATTAATGTTATTGATTCTAGATTTAAGTACACAACCGAAGAAGCCAAGAAGATGTATACATCTGCAGAGATTGGTGGAGCAGCACTACGTGCTGGTCAAATGTCTGATAAAGCTTTTGCGGAAGAAATTTATGGTGCTGGTAAAGCAGGTCAAGCAGAGTCTGCATTCCAGACCGCTGCTGCTCAGCAAAAAGATTACCAACGCTTAATGAGTTTGTATGGAGAAACTGCTGGATCACAAGATGTTGCTCGTGAAGAGTTAGCACTTGCTGGTGGAACAGAAGTAACCATGAAGAAGAAGAGACTTGCCTCTCAAGAAAGAGCCAAGTTCCAACAAAGATCTGCAATTGACACGTCGTCTCTTGGACGCCGTGATAAAACAACAAATATATAAATAGGTTCCGTTCCTGATCGACCAGCCCAGGTAACGTGTATAAGTCTGGTAGTCATCACGTCTATGAATCACTTCCCCTGGTGAGGAGTACGTGTGGTGCAAACCCGATGAGGGTTCAATCAACTAATAGGGAGAAACGCAATGGCAGAATATACAGAGTACGACTTCGAAGACGATACCGAGGACTTTGGTACTGATCTAGTGAAGAAACTACGCAAGCAAGTTGATGTGCTTTCCAAGCAACTTAAGGAAAGAGATCAAGTTATTGAGGAGTTTCAGACTTACAGTCACGAAGCTTCAGTCGGAGAAATCCTAGAGCAATTCGGACTCAATCCAAAAATCGCTCAGTTCATTCCATCGGAAATTGAAGCCGATGAGGATGCAATATCTGAATGGTTAACAGAATACGGCGAAGCTTTTGGCATCACTGCTGTTGACGAGTCAGAGGCTGGTTATGAACCAGACGCTGATGCTCAATCTTTTGAGCAAATATCAGACTTTGAAGATGGCGATGTCGATCCAAATGTGGGTCGAGATATCTCTTCTTTGATTGCTAACGCAACAAGTGCAGAAGAGTTAACCAACTTCTTGAAACGCTGATAGTCCACATTAAACCCTAATAGAAGGAAATTATGCCTACTACACCAGCAACGTCAACTACGACATCAACGATGTCGAATTTGATCCAGACGGCGTATGATAAGTATATCGAGTTTAACCTTCGCTCAGAACCAATGTTCCGCAAGTTTGCGGACAAGCGTCCTGTCGATGTGACAAACCCTGGTAATACTGTTGTATTCCAAGTTTACACAGATCTATCTCGTGCTACATCAGCACTAACCCAGACTGAAGATCCAGATGCAGTACAGTTGAACAACACTAACAGAGTAAATGTTACTGTTGATGAATACGGTAACTCCGTAATTACAACTGAGCGTCTTGCTCTTGAGTCTCTATCTGCAATCGATCCAGCTGTTGCCGACATGTTGTCTTTCAACATGCGTGATTCTCTTGACAACTTAGTTTGGAGAAAACTAACAGGTCTAGCAACTGGTCGTTTCACAGGAACATCTTCAGCCAACGAGTCAACACTTAATGGACAAGATGTATCTTCATCCACAACAGCAGCAAACATCACAGCAGCACTTGCTCGCCGTGGTGTAGCAAAGCTACGTGGTGCATCAGTATCACCTCGTGATGGTGGCTTTTACACAGCGTTAATTCACCCAGATGTATCTTTTGACCTTCGTTCAGAAGCACAATCAAGTGGATCTGCTGTATGGCAATTGCCTCATACCTATACAGAAGCAGGCGTAGGAAATCTATGGACTGGTGAGATCGGAATTTACGATCAGATCCGCTACATCGAAACTCCTCGTGCTGAGTCTCTATCTGGTTCAGGTGCTAACAAGGTCTACAACACAGTTATCCTAGGAAAGCAGGCTCTTCTTGAGGCTGTATCTTACGAGCCAAAGACTGTTATCGGTCCTGTTACAGATAAGTTAATGCGTTTCCGTCCAGCAGGATGGAAGGCTCTGATTGGTTGGAACATCTTCCGCCCAGAGGCACGTTACGTAATTACAACCAAGTCAAGCATCGCTGCTTAGTTTGGTGGGGAGGGGCTGGCAACAGCCCCTCCTATTTAAAATACTAATAGAAAAGAGAATAGATAATGCCAAATGTAGGCGGAATGAAATTTAGTTATGGACCAGCAGGAATGGCTGCAGCAAAAAAAGTAGCTAAGAAAACTGGTAAGAAGATGGTGGTAAAACCTGCTATGAAAAAAGCAATGGTTAAGAAAATGGGCAAGAAGAAGTAATGAAAAAGAAAGTTTGGAATACGCCTAACCCAAAGAAGATTTCAAAACCCTTAACGTCATCTCAGAAAACTGCAGCAAAGGCTGCAGCTAAAGCTGCGGGTCGCAAGTATCCAAACCTTGTTGACAATATGAGGGCAGCAAAGAAGAAAAAGTAATGTCTAAGGGAACATCAAAGACTAAACATCCGTTTAATCCAATACAAATTAAAAGTGGAATGGTAGTTCGTCTCCGTAAAGATGGACGAGTCCAAACCATACTCGGCAAAGTTGGAGAGTATAAAAAGAATGGCGACAGACCCAAGGCTTAAAAGAGCAGGTGTATCTGGCTTTAACAAGCCAAAGCGTACACCTACCCATCCAAAGAAATCACATGTTGTTGTAGCCAAGTCTGGCTCACAAGTTAAAACCATTAGGTTCGGACAACAAGGTGTATCTGGATCCCCGAAGAAGTCTGGTGAGACCAAGTCTTATCGTCAGCGCAGGCAATCATTTAAAGCACGTCATGCCAAGAACATAAACAAAGGTGTTATGTCGGCAGCATATTGGGCAGATAAGGTGAAATGGTAATGTCAAAGATATTCCGTGGACCTACATATCGATACAAGATTGGTCGCCCTTATGAACTTTGGTTTGTTTCTTACCCAGTAGGTAAGACTGTAATAAAAAACAATGGAACATGGCAAACAGTAATGGTTCCAAAAGATAGTGATTTAGCTACATACCAACGTGTATTACGTGGCGGGTATGACAATGTTATTACGGACGCTGAGGCTGCTGAGTTAACAGCAGCAGGTTATGGAGATTATATCTACGATGAGTAACTGTAGATCTGGTTGTAAGACACAAGACCATGCTAACTGGGGTGAATGTGCAAGAGCAGCAAATTTTAGTATTACAGATCCATTAGCTAATGCCGTATCTAAGCAAGCCAACTCGGAATTAGACGCATATAGAAATGCAAGAAAACAAGGTATTCAACCAAGGTCTACCAAAATGCATGACATCAAGGCTGCTGTCATGGCATCCGATACACTAGGAAAGGCGGTTCAAGCATAATGGCTACACTCAGTCAGTTAACCGAACAAACAATTGGTGAAGTCAGTTCTTATGTTAGGAACCAAGAATCTGTAACGATTACCACAGCATTAACAACAGCATCTGATTTAACTATAACAGTTGATGATGCCACCGCTTTAAGTAAAGGTATCGTAGAGATTAATGATGAACTTCTTTATGTAAAGAAGTCAGTTCAATCAAGCGGTACAATTCAGATACTAGGTACTGCTGGTAATCCAACAGGTAGAGGATGGCGTGGTACTACCGCCACTAGTCACATCTCTGGCTCTGTTGTTAGAAACAATCCATTGTTTCCACGGACTCAAGTTAAACGAGCAATCCTTGAAACAATTAAAGGCATGAACTTTCCTGTCATAGCCAATGAAACATTTACATTTAATGGTAGCGATTATTCATACATAATGCCAGATTCACTAATAGATATTACTGGTGTGTCTACAGAACTACCAGACTCTACAGGAGTCTGGGCTTTAATCAAACGTTGGAGATTAGATACTAACTATCTAAACGGCAATACAACTGGGCAAGCGTTGATTCTCAATGAATCACCACAACCTGGTATGCCAGTTCGTGTTCAGTATACAAAGTATCCAACAACAATTACTGATAACCAAGATCTAACAGTTAGCGGTCTACCTTCATCATGTGAAGATGTAGTTCGTCTGGGTGCTATGTATCGTTTGTTATCAACAGTTGATCCAGGAAAGGTTACTGCAACATCGGTATCTGCTGATGCGCTTGATCAACCTGTATCTGCTGGTGCCTCTACAAATGTAGCAAAATATATTTTCCAGCTTTATACCGTCCGCCTAGCGGAAGAGATATCAAAGCAACAAGCCAACTTCCTTAACACTATCCAGTACTCGAGGTAATAATGCCATCACCATCACGTTACTACAGTTCTACCGCTGCCAAGACAACCTTGGCTAATTCTATTTCCAATGTGTCTACAAGTCTTGAACTTGCAGCAGCAACAAACTTACCCGCTCAATATCCTTATACGCTTATCCTTGAAAAGGATACAGCCAATGAAGAGATCGTCGAAGTTACCAGTCTTGTAGGAACCGCCTACCAGATCACACGTAACATAGATAACTCAGGTGCTAAGTCACACTCAGTTGGTGCTCTTGTAGAGCATGGTGTATCAGCAAGAGACTTTACAGAATCTCGTGCTCATGAAGTTGCAACTACTGCACATGGTGTAACTGGAGATGTGGTTGGTACTGGTGGCGCACAAACCCTTACAAGTAAAACTTTAACTACACCGATTATTGCTGGTGCTACCATATCTGGAGCATTCACATCTACCGCAACAATTACTGGTGGAACTATTACTGGTGCGGTGGTAACTGGTCTTGCTACACCAACTGCTACATCAGACGCTGCTACTAAAGGATACATTGATACATCTGTAAATAGTGCTGCAGCCTCTGCTTCATCCGCTGCTATATCTGCATCTTCTGCTTTAACATCAGCCTCATCTGCATCAACCTCAGCAGCCAGCGCATTAACTAGCCAAACTGCTGCAGCTTCTAGTGCAACCGCTGCTGCTACCTCAGCAGCGAGCGCAGCAACATCTGCAAGCACTATGGCTGCAAGTGTTAGCTCGGCACAAACAAGTGCATCAAGTGCAGCGACAAGTGCTGCCTCTGCTTTAACATCACAAACTTCGGCAGCAACATCTGCAACAAGTGCTGCCACTTCGGCTACATCTGCTGCCAATAGTGCTACTGCTGCTGCATCATCTGCAACTACTGCTGCTGCATCTGTTGCAACGATTGCTGGTTATGCATCCGCTGCTGCGGCATCTGAAGCCAATGCTTTAACAAGTGCTAACTCGGCAGCCACATCAGCATCTAGTGCTGCTACTTCAGCATCTACTATGGCAGCCAGTGTTACATCTGCTGGTATATCAGCAAGTTCGGCTGCAACGAGTGCGTCATCTGCACAAACATCGGCAACTGCTGCAGCTACTTCGGCTGCTAGTGCGTCAACATCCGCATCCTCTGCTTTAACTAGCCAAGGATCAGCAGCTACTTCTGCTTCTTCTGCTTTAACTTCTCAAACCGCTGCAGCAACTAGTGCAACTAGTGCTGCAACATCAGCATCATCAGCATTGACATCTCAAACATCGGCTGCCACATCTGCCACATCTTCAGCAGCAAGCGCAACGCTTGCCTCTGAATGGGCAACCAAAACTACTGGCACGGTAGATGGAACTGAATACTCTGCTAAGTATTATGCATCTATCGCTAACCCTGCTGGTGCAATTAACGCAGCAAGTTTTACCGCTAAGGGTGTAACCCTTGTCGGAACAGGTGTTGGAACATTCACCCAGCTTTCCGCTGGAACGAATAACCAATACCTAGTCGTAGATACTTCTACGGCAACTGGTCTGAAGTACATAACACTTCCAGATCCGATTTCACCGCTACTACTGATGGGAGCCTAACCAATGGCAACAACATATAAAGTGCTGGGGCAAGTAAATCCTACAGCAGCAACGGCAACAACGTTATATACAGTACCAGCTGGTACACAGACAGTTGTATCAACAATCTCTGTGTGTAATTTAACTCAAGGAGAATTGTTGTTTCGTATAGCAATACGACCAGCTGGTGAAACATTAGCTACAAAACATTACATTGCATATGATGCAAAGGTAGCTGGCAATGACACAACTTTTATTACGGTTGGAGCAACACTTGGTGCTGGAGACATAATCACTGTTTATGAATCTGCAGCAGATATCACATTCAACGCATTTGGAAGCGAGATAGCATAATGTCAGTATCTAAACTTTTACAAGGTGGTGGAGCTAATGATTTTAATATAGCTCTTACTGGTCCACAAAGTTCTGTTACACTCGATAAAGAATATTCTGTTGGTGCATACACAATTGCATCAGCTGGTGCAGATACATCTTTTGATATGTATGCATACAACTCGGCTGGAACATTAGTTGGTTATACAAACACTCCGTCACTTGCAGTTAGTGGAGGATTTGTTAAACTAGTAATTTTAGGTGGAACAACTGGAGATCTTTTAAGCTTTACGTATAAAACAACTTACAATACCTCACCAGATAATGATGAGGTTACAGCTGGTCCTTTCATCACATCGATGACTACTACAAGTTTTCCAACAACTACCAGCACTGCTGGCATTACAGGTGGAAACTTTGCATCTGGAATAACTGGAACCTTTACATCAGCATCAACTTCAACTGTATATTCAGCAACGGTTACAAGAAATAGTGTTACATCTTTAACAGTACAAAGACCAGAAACATTGCCAACTGCTTACAACCCATACTTTCTTAAATTATCCAATCCTGGGGTTACCGATCCTACTGGTTCAAATGTAAATAGGTTTACTGTAAATGCTGGATCTGGTGTGCCAACATGGGTAACAACATCCCCATTAGCAACTTTTAATAAAGGTGTAGCTTATTCTGTAACGCTGTCAGCAACTGATGCTGATGGAGCGGTAACCTATTCTATTATTTCTGGTTCTCTTCCTAATGGTCTCACACTTAATGGAACAACTGGAGTTATTTCTGGAACACCAACAACGGAAACTCCAGCAACTATTGGAGTTCGAGCAACTGATACTGGCGGAAATATAGCTGACATTACATTAAGTCTTCCTAATACAATACCGTCAATCAGTAATACAACTCTTCAATTCCTTGGCGCAACGATGCCAACTCTTAATATTACTAACGATTCAGGCGGAAGTGTTACCGTAACAATTGCTGCTGGAGCATTACCATCAGGCGTATCAATGTCATCATCAGGAGTATTTTCTGGCACAGTTTCTGCAAGTGGAACTGGAACAATAACATTAACTATTACTGACTCTGGTGGACAATCATCAACTACAGGTGCTATTGCAACACTGTTTAGAACACAAGCAGCTGGAGGAACATTTACTTACAATGCTCTTCCTCCTTTCTACTTTCCAACTGACATTATTTCCAACTTCCCAGTAGGAACTGCAACAAGCTTTGCATTACCAGCAGGTATAAATTCATATAGAATTATTGTTGGCGGTGCAGGCGGATCAAGCCCAGGGCGAAGTGTTGGTGGAACTGGTGGATATGTCGCTGCTGATTACACAAATCTTGCACATCTAAATTCTCCAATTACTGTAACTGTTGGTGCTGGTGGTATGTCAGGTGGTGGAAACCAAGGCGGTGGCGGAGGTGGCTGGACTGGCGTAAAGCGCAGCGATAATACTCATTTATTGATAGCTGGTGCAGGTGGATCTGCTGGTGGCGAAGAAGGCAGTACTCCAGGTACTGGTGGTAATGGTGCTGGCGGAAACCTAAGCGGTACTGCTGGTGGTAATGCTGCATCTGGTGCACAAGGTGGTGCTGGTGGAACAACTAGCAGTGGTGGCAGTGGCGGATACGGAAACTATAACGGAACAGGCGGTTCTGGCTCTGCATTCCAAGGCGGTAGCGCACCTGGTGGAGATGGAAATGTAGAAGGCGGAGCACCTGGTGGTGGTAACGGTGGATACGGTTACGGCGGTGGCGGTGGCGGAGGAGCAGGTTACTACGGCGGTGGCGGTGGCGGAGCACAAAGCAATTCTTCATCAGGCGGAGGCGGGGGTAGTGGTTTCTATAACACCTCTTACGGAACGCTTGTTACTGCAACACAAGGTGGCGGTAGCGCAGGTGGATCTACATATGGTGGCACTGGCGGTAACGGATACGTAAGACTAGTTGTTCTTTCTTAAATAATTAAAATCAAAAGGAGAAATAAATGAACGCACAATTTAAAGCAGCATCTTTATCATGGTTTCGTGCAGCAGCATCTGCTGCAGTAGCACTATACCTAACAGGAGTAACGGATCTAAAGACACTAGGAGCTGCAGCATTGGCTGGATTCCTTGGACCAGTTCTTAAGTATTTGGATTCATCAGCAACTGAGTTTGGACGAGGCGCAGAGTAACAAATGACACCTAACGAATGGGCTGGCATTGCCGTAGCCGTTTTCACTTTGACTGCTGGCTTTGCCAGCTTAGTTCGTTGGCTAGTAAAGCACTACCTTGTAGAGCTTAAACCAAATTCTGGATCGAGTCTTCGTGACTCCGTCGATAGATTGGAGCGACAAGTTGAAGAGATTTATCGCATCCTTCTTTCTCGCAATAACTCTTAGCGGTTGCGGTTACCAAGGCTGGGTTAGATATCCCTGCCAAGAGTTTGAGAATTGGGAAAAGCCTGAGTGTAATCCCCCACAATGTTTACCAACTGGTACTTGCACCAAAGACATTTTGCCTGGAGTATTTGATGAACCAAAGAAATAAATTAACCCCAGAAGAGCTACACGCAAGACTGATTGTAACAATTGGAATCATCCTTGCAATTGTATTTGCTGGTTCTGTCTTTGCATTGCTCTATGCACTGCTATTTATCACACAACCATTAGGCGAACAGGCACCTAACGATGCTGCATTTATTGATCTTGTTAGTACCTTGTGTGTATTTCTTACTGGTTCTCTTGCTGGAGTACTTGCAGGAAACGGATTAAAGTCTAAACCAAAAGAGAAAAAAGATGGAGAATAATGAAACCTGTAGCCAAGAGAGCCACGCCTGCTGCTCTTGCTGTGCTTCGCCAAGCGACGGCACTGCAACCAAAGCGGAAGAAAGCAAGCGATGGTCTTCTACCATCTGCTGCTCACCAGAAAGCGAGCCCCAATTCGGATCACAATACTGGGCTAGCAGTAGACCTTACCCATGATCCAGACAATGGTATTGACTGTGCAGAAATTTTTGAGAAACTTAAAGAAGACAAACGTGTTTCATATCTTATCTTTCAGGGTCGGATCTGGTCTAAAGAAAAATCCAAGCTGGGAGACAGACGGTACACTGGGAGTAATCCTCACAATAAGCATCTGCATATTTCTATTGTTGCTAGTGGTGCTGCCGATACTTCTCCTTGGTTTTGGTGGATGAATCAACCAAAGATTATTAATCAAGTTAAGGCAGCCGTTGCTGCCATCCCAATAAAGAAAGCTTACCCAGCAGAAGATACATCTAAATGCTGTCAGCACTGTCCATCTAAGAAGTAGGGGTAAATCGTGGCAACGACCAACAAATATCTTAAAGGCGATCTGCCTATTGTTATTAGTACCAATATCCCTACTGCATTGGTTAGATACCAACGTGATGACTTTGCTGCTAGTTATGCAATAGGTAATACCCCTTGGCTTTCAGCTGCATCTGACGACAATCGCATTAGTCGTATTACTACGACATATCAAAAAGAACGTATCGATCAAAGCTCTACTACTGGTGAGCAATCTCTTACTAACTGGTGGTTAAGATCTGCTACATCATGGCACCATGGTGCTGGTGAAAGATTCTATGACGCTGACTCAAGCGACTTGTTTAGATTCTACGAATCAAACAATATAGATCCATGGACTCTTGGCGAGATTCAATTACTACCAGCTACCACTAACTTAAGCACCGCTGCTGCAAGCAGTCCTGCTACCGTGGCGGGTGGAACATTTTTTATATCAGGTGGTAACGTACATTTTTATAATGGAACTACATCCACATCTACATCTTTGGGAACATCAGCAACCGCACAGACATTAACATCAGATGGTACCTTTGCAATTGTTGGTGCTAGTAATGGTATCTATCAGGTGAGCACAGCCTTGGCTGTGACTAAATTATGGAACAAACCAACCGCAGTAACAACACAAACCGTTCAATCAATTGGTTATGTTAAAGATCGTATTGTTGCTGGCATTAAACATGATAATACTGATATGCATTTATATGAATTATCTCGCAACCCGAGCTCCCCTCCTGCCACTATGTCGAATTCAGAAGTTAGATTTACTTACCCAAATACATCATTAACATTTAATTCTATATCAGAATTACCTGGTGCTATTATAGTTGGATACACACAGGGAACAGTATCTAAAGTACAGTCTTATACAATTAATCCGTCATCACCATTAGCTGCAATTAGTGATCCTAGTATTATCGCAGAATTACCTAGAGGTGAAACATTAAATCAAATTCGTTTATACTTAAACGAGTTTGTTATTCTTGCTACAACTAAAGGTGTTCGTGTAGGAATAGTATCAACAGATAATGCATCATTTACATATGGACCGCTTAATGTAGAAGGCGATGTCAAGGACATAGCCTTCAATGAATCTTATGTATATGCATGTAGATCTGAATTGTATTCTGGCTCCGCTGGGTTATGGCGTTTAAATCTAGGTCAAGCCGTCGGCAGTGGTTATGCTTATGCATCCGATCTTGTAACAGATAGTAATGTTCCCAATGGTGTTGCTTTCATTGGAACATCTGGAAGAAAATTTATTACATCAGCTTCTGGTGTATGGATAGAATCGGCAACAGTTAAAGCCACATCTGGTTATTTAAAATCTGGATGGATTCGATGGGGAACCTCAGAAAAAAAGCAACCAGTTAATCTTACATTGTCATCTATGCCTGAAACTGGTGGAGTTTTAGGTATGGAAGTTGTTGATCAGACAGATCAATCTATATCTATTGGTTCCTTACCTTTGGGGCAATCAGTTGAAATTGGATTGTCTGGATCTATTCAACCAGCAGATCATTTTGAAATTACATTTAACTTTACACGCAGTACATCAGATACTACTAAGTCACCAATACTTGAGACTTGGCAGATACGTGCATTACCTGCACCGTTAAGATCAAGAACACTTACGATACCATTACTATGTTATGAAGAAGAAAGAGACCCTAATGGAAATGTTAAACACTCAAACCCATGGGAGAGAATCTCTTACCTTGAACGTATTGAACAAAATGGTGGAGCAGTCTTATACCAAGACTTTTCAAGTGGAGAAGAAAGAGTCTGTGTTATCCGTGCTATTCAGTTTGAGCAAGCAGCACCTCCCACTTTTGCGAGCGGGTTTGGAGGAATAGTAACTATTCAGTTGCAAACTATTGATACTGAAATTGCTATTCAATGATAGACACAAATAAATTACTAACACTTGTTGGACCAGATCAAAGAAGTGAGCTAGTTACGAAAGTTCGTATAGCTCTTAATGTTGCTGGAGATGATCTGCTTGATGCTCCCCTACAGGAAATGTTAAAAGGGTTGCAGCGTCGCTATGACATCCCAGCAGTCGGGTGCATCAATATAGCCACGCTGGATGCGCTCGCAGTTGCTCCACCAGAATGGTAGGGCTAGAAGGAGAGGGGGATCTTAATTGATCCCCCTCTTTTTTTATTTAATAAGCGGATTTATCTTTGTTTAAAATTCTTAAAGCCCAATCCAATCCGTGATTGAACCCATCCATCCACTCGTAATCCTTATGTTCCTTGGGAAGATGCGTCTTCGCATCTTCTATTCTTTTAATGAATTCTTCCATATATCTTTCACGGCTCGCCTGAGCGAGCCTTTCCCTCCCACCTCCCCTCAACCCTATCAGATTGTTGGTAAGAATTACATGCGTGTCGTTGCACGAGATTGTCAGTGCCTTGGTTTATTCTACTGGTATGAACGAACTTCCTCCGCATAGATCCTATAGTCAATTGTCTACTTGGCAATCCTGCCCACAAAAATACTATCTTAGCAAAGTGGCTATGGTTCCAGAGAAACCTGCGGTATATCTTGCTGCTGGTTCTGCTGTCCACTCCATGCTGGAGTGGCTTAACCATGAGCTCTACAAGAAGCAACTTGACAATTGACCAGCGTGGTATACCAAGCAATGAGTGTATCAACTGTGGGTCAAACATACAGGTTATTCGTGCCGTATTCAATAACTATGAATTGGTTATGTGGTTTCTTGATTCCTTCTGCGCTGAATGTGGTTCTCCAATGACAGCACCTACCCCTGTGGACAATCCAGATTACAAGGAAGAAGACGATGACCTCTATTGATTTGACACAGAAGTGGCTTGAGGTATTTAATGATGCCGTCAAGGAAGTCGAAGAGAAATCTGGTATTCCCTCGACAGAGTGGAAGACGGCTGGGCGTAAGACCACCTTGCGTCCAGACGGAGAAGATCTATCATTCTGGCAAAGTGATGGACTCAAGCAGGTTGAGGCGTATCATAAATGGTACGAATCATCTGGTTGGAAAATTGCTAAGATGCCTGATGGTCGTCCTGGAATTGAATGGGCTGCTGATGTTCACTTCGGGGGAACACCAGTTCGCTTTATTGTTGATGCGATCTACCAAGTAGGGGAAGACTTGGTAATCGTTGATTACAAGACAGGTTCCAGGACACCATTCGGCATGATACAAGCAGGATTGTATGCATCTGGTATTGAAAAAGCTTTAGGTGTACGCCCCAAGTGGGGTGCATTCTTTATGACTAGACAAGGTACGCTTGACGATCTTATAGATCTGTCGCACCTAACAATAGAATATTTTGATTATGTATTTGGTGCAATGAACCATTCGGTATTGAACGGATGGTTCCCACCATCCGTAGGTGATTCATGTCGTATGTGTTCCTTCCAAGATAAATGCCCAGCAATGGGTAGCGTAGATTTCCCACTGCAAATACCAACAACCAAGGGAAAGAAAGGATGAACATAGATGACTGAATCTAAGTTCTCATATACAGGCAAGCTAAACAGCACAGACCTATTCACCGTCCGAGGTGATAGTGCTGAGGAGTTTGCTAACAACATGCAAGCAGCAGTAAATGCAATCAAGGCTGCAACAGAACTACAGATCGCTTTAGGTGGTCGTGGTGGAATGACATCAATGGATAGGGCAGTACAAGCTTTAACCGATGGTGGATTAAATCCAACCGTAGTTAGTTCTGGTCCTACTTCTATTGAAGTAGTCAAAGATAAATATAATAATGAATGGACATATGGACATCCAGATGCACCAGATCTACCAGATGGTCGTGGCAAGTACGCCAAGAAGAAGGGCGTATCAAAGGCTGGTAAAGCATACGTAGGTTGGTTTGATCCTGCTAAAGGACCAAAGCCATTTACAGTAGGCGCAGTCGAAGCCGAAACAATCTGGACTAAGTAATAAATGCGTACCTTACTGCAGGTAGTAGGGGTCGAATCTCCAGCAGGGCATGCCCTACCTGAGATTCTCCCTCAACTCACTGGTAACCAAGTTGTATTCCGTCAGGCACAACTACACTTGGTAGCAGCACAACCAGGTGGTGGCAAAACCATGCTTGCTTTATGGTACGCAATTACATCCAAGACCCCAGCATTATATTTTTCAGCAGACTCCGACTCACGGACGATTGCCCTTCGTGCAGGTGCGATCCTAATGGACAAGTCGGTAACTGATGTTGAAAGAATGATGGACTCGGAAGCATCTGTCCTCCTAGAAGATGCACTGGCTGATGGTGCTGCACATGTTCGATTTAGTTTTGATCCCTCTCCTTCTTTGCAAGATATTGAAGAAGAGATAGAAGCTTGGATTGAATTGCACGGTGCTCCACCCTCAGCAATTTATATTGATAACTTAATGAATGTCGCTGCAGTCAGTGACAATGAATGGACAGCATTGCGTGATGCAATGTCTGCTTTTCATTACATGGCTAGAGAATATGAATCAGCATTCATAGTTCTACATCATGTGTCTGAGAACGAAAAGATGTCTAAGCCTAACTATCCAGCACCACGAAAGGCTTTGATGGGTAAGGTGTCAGCCTTACCTGAATTAGTATTAAGTGTGGCATTAGATGCCATTGGTAATGTATATCGAGTTGCAGTTGTAAAGAATCGCCATGGTAAGGCAGATCCAACTGCAGAAAATTATGTAACTTTATCTGTTGAACCAAGTCATATGAGTTTGTATAACTCACCTGCTGAATTACAAAGAGCAAGGACGCTTCGACAATGGCAGTAATAGAATTAACTGAAGATGAGATCATGGGTGCTCTTAGGTTTATCCACAGGGTGAGGGCAAATAAAAAGGAGTTCGATGTTACGGATCGTAAGTTTGATAAAAATAATTCCTCGTATTCCGTTAATCTTATGGGTAGGTTGGGTGAGGTGGCAGCTGCTCGGCTCCTTGGGGTACCGACGGATGAAACGATTACGCCTGGCGGTGATAACGGACACGACTTGCAGACAGTATTGGGTAAATCTATACAGGTTAAGACGTCAACATTATCGCAATTAATATTTAATGCACCAGAATTATTTATATCTGATGTGGCTGTACTTGTAAAATTTTCTGGGGATAAACAACTTCCACATGTGGATAGTTTGTTTGATGTAATTGGTTGGACAACACGAGAAAACTTCCTTGCTAATCATTACTTACATGACTACGGTTATGGCACTCGGTTAGTAATGGATGCTAACCAACTACAACCGATAGAGGTACTCATCAATGAAATATCCAGACTTCACTAGTGCAACTTGCAGAGGAATTGGTTTAGAGTTTTTCTTTCAAGAGCACAACAATGCTACAAGTAGTGAAGAACGGAAAGCTAAATCAATATGTAAGGAGTGTCCAGTAATGCAAGCTTGTTTAGAATGGGGTCTTGCCCATGAGTCACATGGTATATGGGGTGGCACTTCTCCGAGAGAGAGAATGCAAATCAGAAAAAAACTTGGTATAGAAGTTAAACAAATATTGGTAAGTCATTATGTCAACACCAAGTAAACGCAAAGGCTCGCAGTATGAGCGTGATGTATCCAAGTGGTTAGTTGCTAATGGTTTCCCTTGTGCTGAGCGGGCGTATGGTGCAGGTAGGCACGACGACGTCGGCGATATTGATGGCATAGATGGTGTTGTAGTAGAATGTAAGAATGAAAAGAAGATAGATTTGTCTGGGTATATGAAAGAGTTAGACAATGAAATGACTCATGCAGATGCCGAGACTGGAGTGGTACTAGTAAAGAAACGTGGCACAACAAATGTCTCAGAGTCGTATGCAGTAATGCCAGCGCAACTCTGGGTCGATCTGCTTAAACAGGCAGGTTACAATGGACATAGATAACAAGGTGACAGTTAGTTATCAAATGAAAAGAGGTAACTATGCGGTTGATTGCAATGACCGTAACAACGGTGATGCTTCTATTGATATCACCAGCAAGAGCGGACTCTCCGTTAATGACCTTGGAACATCGTATAGCTACACTGGACAAGGAAGAGGCGTTGGAGTTGGCTCTAACTACAGTAACAACAGACAAGAAAGAAGCTGCTTGTGCGAAGAAGATTGCGTACAAGGAGAGCCGTTACAACATCGACTCGTACAACAAATCGAGTGGAGCACGTGGAGTTTGGCAGTTACTCTGGGCAAAACCAGGTTGGTCAATACTCAAACAAACATCAGAAGCACACAAGTATGTGCTTCATCGGTACGGAACTTGGTGCAAGGCGTTCGAGTTCCATCAAGAAAGGAATTGGTATTAAATGAATCAACCTGAATTTCTTGAAGCAGTGTTTAATCATTATGGTTTAACCTTGCCACAAGGGGAGAAGTCTATTCTCTGTCCAGTGCATGATGACTCTCGTAAATCTGCTTCAGTTAATTCAGAGAAGGGCGTCTGGGTATGTTATGCATGTCATGGCAGTGGCTCTGGTATACAGATAGTCATGGCTCGTGAGAACCTAACATACTCAGAAGCTCGCAAGTGGGCTGATACTCACATAGGAGCAGAGAAGAGTAAAGAGTTTGCCACGCCAGTGCGTGGCAGACGACGAACAAACGGACGGTGGACACCACCAAGATTGCGTAAGTGATGACAACTATAATTGGTATACAAAGAGCAGATCATTGTGTCATTGCTGCAGACTCACGCACTACCACTGAAAAGGGTAGACCTTATTCTCATCCGATCATTACAAAGATTACCAAGCGTGGTAAGTATTTAATTGCTGGAGCTGGTACAACTATGCCATGCGATACGATTCAACATATTTGGAAACCGCCAGCACTACCACCTTCTACTAAAGATCAATATCATTTTATGATTACAGATATAGTACCAAGCATGCGTGAGTCTTTAAAAGATAATGGTTGGGTGCCAGACGATAAGTCTGAAGATTATGAATTTTTATTTTTAATTGCGGTTAATGGAATTATCTATGAGATAGATGATACCTTCTCGGTATTTCTTCGTGACGATGGGGTATATGGGATAGGATCTGGATCTTCATATGCAGTTGGAGCAATTCAACAAGGCGCAACATGGCGCAAGGCGTTGCAAATAGCAGCAAAGAATGATGTGTATACTGCACCTCCATTCATAATGCACAGGCAGGAGAAGAAGTAATGGGAAGACTGAGTGTATATACAGGGTTTAATCGCACCTATTGCTGGGGCTTGGGGTTTGAATACCATACTATGGTGTCAGCCTATGAAGATCTGGATTCTCTTGACATCATTGAGTATGTAGATGCTCGTGTATTAAGAATAGATCTAGTAATATTTTATATTAACTTTACTTTATGGGCGAAGCAGGAGTGGGATGAGAACTAATCCAAAGCTAATTGAACTCTGGACTAGAGCAGCAAAGCAATACCACGAGAGCCTTGCTGGTTCACCAGCAGAGGCTTATCTAAAAGAGCGTGGGATTCTTGATGGTGCTAGTAAGTTCATGCTTGGATATGTATCAGAGGTAGCACCTGGTCATGAGGATAGACTTAAGAATCACCTGTCTATTCCATACATAACCGAGGCTGGCGTAGTTGGATTTAAGTTCCGCCGTATAGATGGTGGCGACCCTAAGTACATGATACCTACTGGTCAGAAGCACCACCTATATAATGTTGATGCAATACTTAATGCCATTAACAAAGTACTAATAGTAGAAGGAGAAATAGATGCAATCAGTGCAACACTTATTGGTCATCCTGCTGTCGCTGTTGCAGGAGTTAACGCTTGGAAGCCTCACTTTGCTCGTTGCTTTGATGGGATAGGTACAGTAGTAATCTGTACCGATAATGATGCCAAAGAAGATGGCTCAAATCCTGGGCAAGAATTGGCTAGGAGATTACAAGATGCAATACCACAGGCTGTCCGTGTGTCGCTACCGCCTGACAGTGATGTTAATAGTATAATTTGTACCCAAGGAGCACAAGCATTGACTGACCTAGTCAATGCAATTAACTAAGAAAGGTGCTCCGTTGGCGACTGAAAAATCTGACCAGCTAATCCTCGAGTTCGAAGAGGATGCTCAAAAAATATATGATGAGTTGCTGGCAATCCTTGTAAAGAAACAAATAGATTATGGTCCATTCAATATCTGGAATGCGCCTGGCGGTGCAACCAATGGGTTAATGGTTCGTATGTCAGACAAGTTGGAGCGATTAAAGAATCTGATATATAAGAATGTTAAACCTAATAATGAATCTTTAGAAGATTCATTTGTTGATATTGCAAACTACGCAATCATTTCATTAATGGTACAGCGTGGAGTATGGGCTAAGTATGCCAAGAAATCGGAATAAGACTTACGAAGAACAGCGTATCTCTCGCATTAGAATGTATGGGATAAGCGTCGATGATTATAATCGTATGCTTGAAGAACAAAACCATGGATGCTATATCTGTGGAAAGTCAACTACGAATCGTGCTCTTGATATTGATCATGACCACAAGACTGGCAAAGTGCGGGGTCTCCTGTGTTCGGTTCACAATAGAGTGTTAGGTTTATTTGATGACGATCCTGAATTGCTACTAGCAGCCCATGCATACCTTACTAAAAACCATGACTGAACTAGACAGAAGTCACCCTATATGGGATGAGGTTAATGAGATAACAACAAGCTTGGCTTGGAGTTTATCTAAGCGTTACCATAGATTTGTAGAACTTGATGACATAAGACAAGCCATGAATGAGTATGCCTGGAAGCGTAAAGATAAAGTCGCTGAGTATTTAATTCGTGAAGATCCAATTGAAATCAAACAAGGATACAAAGCATTCTCTACCTTCATGCGTAGGGCAGGTGAGCGATACGCTCGCAAAGAGAAAGCTCGCACACTTGGTTATGAACTTGGTGATGAATACTTCTATCGCTTGGAACTAATTGAGAATCTAATTAAAGTTGCTGGCTCTGGTGAATCTTACTTGACCAATCAAGTATTTGACCCAGATGTTCATGGGGTTAAGGCTAAGAAGCCAGCCAATGAGGGTAACAATTTAGCAGCAATGATTGCTGATGTTAGTAGAGCCATGACTAAACTAGATCCAAGAATGCAGGGCATTCTTACATCTAGATTTGTTAATGACATGCCACTGGCAGACATAGCAGAGGCTTGGGATATCTCACCTCAGCGTGTTGAACAGTTGGTTGCTAAAGGAATAAAAGAAATTGCAGACAAACTCGGAGGGATGACACCGTACTAATGCCAACATTTGATTTTAAATGCAACAACTGCGAATCAGTTGTTGAACTGATCGTCACTGACGATCCGTTTCCTAAGTGTGAGAGATGTGATATGACTCTTACTAAAGTATTTACGCCACCTGCTATTCATTTCAAAGGTGGGGGATGGGGTGGTGAACATGTCAAAAGCTAATAGTAGCCAATATCCTGATGGCAGAATCATGCTTGGTTGGTGTGACAACGGTAATGTTGATGGCAAGTTTACCGAAGGACTTGTGTACACAATTCTAACTAGCGGTATACCCATTGCTGGCGCAGCCAGAGTTCAAGGTAACCAGATCGGACGCCAGCGTGAGCAGTTGTTTGACATGTGGCACAAGAAGACAGACTTTGATTGGATGCTTTGGGTTGACTCAGACATTGTGCTTACCAATGAAAGCCTAAGAAAAGTTTGGGATTCAGTTCATGCTGAGGATAGACCCATAGTAAGTGGTACTTATTTTATTTCCAAGCAGATGGAAAGTTCGATCATGATGCCACATGCTTGTCTGTTCATGGCAGATGATGGAGATGACAAATACACAATGAGATGGATTCATCCTTTACCAAAGGATGAATTACTTAAGGTTGATTATGCTGGCTTCGGTTTCCTACTTATGCATCGATCAGTTGCCGATAAGATGAGAGCATTCCATGGAGATACTGCTTTGTTTATGGAATCTTCTGGTGCTGTTGGAGATAAAGATACATTCATTGGTGAGGACATCCAGTTCTTCATGAAGATGAAGGAGGCTGGGATTCCATTACATGCACACACTGGCGCAACAGTTAAACATATGAAACGATTCTCATTTGATGAGGACTATTACAAGTTGTATTGGGTCACGCACATAGCTGCAGAGGCGCATGAAAAAAAGGCGGAGGCATAAGCCCCCGCCCCTTTTTTATTTTACGCTGTATTTCTTGCTGACTTCTGCAAAGAAGTCTCTTGTTTCTGTATTGCTTTTCATGCATCTCTTGTACATATCAATGCCACCTCGTTGGTATCCATAGTGGCGACCAATCCAGTATGCAGTTACACCTGCAAGTAGTTGCATTAGCAAAGTGAATCCATTGTAAAACATTATTTGATTGCTCCTATTCGTTTGAGTAAATCATCTGGATTTTCCAGACGAACGATTGTTCCTCTGCCACCTGTGTCTGGTGACGAAAGATTGGGGAAGAACTTCTCCGCTTGTAAGCGGGTGTTGAACTCACCCCATGCCTGAACTGGAACCCAATCTGCCAATCTTGCTACGACAATAAACGATTCTCGCTTCAGCCTAGATTTATCTAGTGCCTCAATGATTTCAGTCGCTAGTTCCGCAGCATCTTCGGAGTTCTCAGCATCTGGATCCAGTAGCTTTGCTACTAGTTTTACTTCTGTTGGACGTGGCTTGCCCATCAGTAGTTCTTCATGCACTGAATGTACTGTTGATGGTACGCCAATGCCTCTTCTGCTTCACGTTCAGTCCTACGTTCTATCTCTGCATTGCAGTATGGACAAATAAGGATTACGCTACTTAGGTATATCATATTTTCTCCTTTACCACTGTATGTTTCTTGGTAATGATGTCGCAGTTATCACCATTAGGTTCATGGTAATACATGTGAGCACCAGCCATGAACAAGACTTCTTGTTCAGTATCACCGCTGCCCATGGTGTCGTGATACGGACAGTACCACGACCACCCAGCCAATTGTTTAACCTGCAAACTAGGTGGTCTAGTCTGCAGGATTTCTTTACTTAGTAACTTACCCATTTGCTGTCTCCTCTGGAGATAGAACCACAATGTCTACCATTGCTTCCTCTGCCTCCTGATGTATGTCCGACTCTATAAGTTCGGGCTGGTCTTTCTCACCTGCATAAATATGCAGGTGATCTAGAGCCTTGATTATATAGTTAGCAACACGAACGGATATGCTTGGTTGTGCATATGGCGTTGGATTATCCAGCGCATCTGCATATTTTTGTAATGGATTCTCCATTAGATTCCTTTCGTTAGTAGGTCAAGAGCTTTGCTCTTAATACGGTCAGCCGAACCAGTGATGATGCGCTCGGCTCTAACTGAATCAGCCTTGTGACTGTAGTGATCTGCATACTCCACGATAGATTGGAACACACCGAACCTAGTTCCATTTAGTTCTTCCTGAGTACCAGTCTCACCACGATAGATTGCTTTAGCAGTAGCACGAGCCACTGTTGCTGAGTTGTACTGACGCTTCTGTCCTGCACTTAGCAGTGCATAAGGTGAGTTCTCAATGATGTTTGGTATAGACCACATCTTATTAAAGATGGCATCCACTTCTGCATCTGAGATCTTCTCGTTGATAAGTTTGTTACCGATAAGTTCGTAGAACTTGATACCTTCATAGGTAACTGGGATGATGCGCTTGATATCTTCGATCTTGAACTCAGCATTGGTTGTGTGCTTGAGTGTGTATGTACCAGTCTTAGCGAAGATGCCAGCAATCTGATTAGTGCAGCGTAATCTAGTTACACTAGGTGATATCTGCAGTGCAGTTGAACCATCATGGGAAGTTCTTGCTACAAGGTAGCAAGCATGTGGATCATTGGCTATCTTAACTTCGTTAGGTAGCTCGAGCACCATGTATACCTGCGCTCCACCTTTAACCTCACCAGCAAATGCATACCTTGCATCTCCTGAATCAACCAGTGCATCTAGACCTGAGAACATCTCATCATTCTGAAACACCTTGTATCTACCACCGACAGTGCCAAGCACTGACTGTGTTGCGTCCTTATTAGTACGGACAGTTGCGAATGTTGATGGTACTTCGAGGGTATTAACACCATCATTCGATACGGCTAACGCTTGTACGTCAGCCAGTTGTACATGCCAGTCAAGACCAGCCTGTTGTGCTGCATCTCGTGCAGATGTAGCGGTGACTGCCTCACCTATGATGCTGTAAGCATTACGGCGAGAGCGGATTGTTTGTTGTGTCATTGTGTTTCTCCTATTCGTTTGGTTGTGGGATTAGTATCTCATATACGGCTGTTGAAATCAACAACTGCATCTGAGAGTTGGTCATGATAATGACCATTGCTGCAACGGATTGACCCCTCTTCCGAGCGGGCAAACCATGTTACATACGGATCGGATATCCGTGTGTGGGGTTGTGATTGGGTGTCATTAATCCACAGGCATAGGACAATTGAACCTGAGTTATCCCATGCCTGCTTGCAGTCTATGACAACGGCTCCGTTGTCACAGACATCTCCTCTGTTTATTGCTGTCACTTAACTACACCTGCTTTCTTTAGTCGTTCATCTACAATGAAGGCTGTATTGTCATAACTCTGAGCACCTTCACCATCTGCACCTTCTAGCCACAAGATTACATTCTTGTGTCTAATGGTTGAGCCACTACCATACAAGCTCATGAGTAATGCACCTGCTTCATACTCATATATATCAGCGATTACCTGACCACTTGGGTCATGTACTTTTAACTTCATTCGCTTGCTCCTTTCTCTGACATAGGACGCACTGTTGCACCCCATGTTTTCGTTCCTTGCTGGATCATGATTTCTTGCTTGCGTCTTGCTTCAGCCCGAAGGCTTGTTGCTTTTTCAAACAATCCATGAGCCATGTCCTCGGCTTGATTAGCCAAGTTCAACAACTCAATTGGATTCATATCTTCATTCATTTGGTTCTCCTTTCGGTTGGTGTTGCTGCCATATATCTAAACAGATCTTTGATCTGTTATCAATGAAAGACTGGTGCGCCCCACATAACGAGGGTGACCCCATGATTCGAGCATGCTATCGCTTGTCTTATGGTCATCAAGCAGGGCATCAGTTATATTACATACCTCTTCTGGAAACTTGTGCCAGTTATCAGCGTTGTAATTGAACTCTCCACCTGTGGGTGGGAGGATACGTGCATCTATGTCTACGACTTGGGCTGTGCCGTCCTCGTATTCTTCCAACTCACCCCATAGGTGGATGCCCCACTCCTTACCATCAACTGTTATCCAGTTGTATTGTGTTATGTCAGTCATTATCTATCTCCTTTACTAGTTGGTTATCCTTGAGATACTCAAGGGTAAGTTCGTCGATAGTTTCGTAGTCCAATCCGTAGAAGTGTTGACCCATATCTACGAACCAATTGTCTTTGACAATTTTATCGAAGGCTTCTTCACGAGTGGACAATAGGGTTAGGTCATGTAGTTCAGGTCGCTTGTATATATCCTCAAGCGTTTGCCATATGGCAAGGTCTTGCATCCCTAACCTTTTATAGTAACTGGTGTAATTAGATAGCGTTGTTTCTACTTGCGTGATCATAAATGATGCTTCCATTTGTTACCTCATTTCTTGGTTGAACTGAATCGGATATCGGCTTTGCCGAATACACATAGCCCGCAGCTAACACAGGCTGACCCACTGGTAGAGATGAGTGGGATTTGCTTGGTCAATGCTGGACATTTAGCACCGACCTTGCCAGTGATGCGAAGCATTTCATCCTCCGCATTTGCGAATGTATCTGACAGCCACGCTAGTTTAGTGTCTGTCTCACGCCGAACTTGTTCGGCAATGTGTTTGTTCTCTTTGTCTGCACTGTAATACAGTGACAGATTGTCGAGACCAGAGAGTGAGTAAGCAGCAGATCGCACTCGTGTGTAGCACCAGAACTGCACGTCCTCATGCATCATGATTACTTTCTGCCATGCATACTCATATGTTTGGTTGAAGAAGTCGCCGTCCCAGTGGATGCGGAATAACTTCGGGGCATTCCGTTTCTCACAGTCCTTGACGAAGTCATTGATCATGTCGTCAAGTAGTTCAACCATTTGGTTGATGTCAGCGTCCTTCAATAGTTGCCAGTTGTGAAGCAACACTTGCTTCACTCCCTTATATACACGCTCGAGCTTGCCTGCATAGCAGACCTTCTCGCATACTGAAGTGGCTTCAGGACAGGAGAACTGCTTGCCTGCTGGTAACCCGAAAGCATTAGCAATTGCTGGCGTCTTGCCACTTCTTGCTACTAGGTTGGTGACCTTGCGGTCTTTACTTCTAATCAGCGATAGCATTCCGTTCCTTTCTGTTGGTTAGTTGTTGCCCTATATTTAAAGCACATCTTTGATGTGCTATTTATTGCGGATAGCCCACATCATGTCGTCCGCATAGCGTCGGCTATCAGCCCATGCATTCTCTCCATAAAAGTATTTGGTTCTAATGTTAGAACCACCTACCTTGAAGAAGAAGTCGTCGATATCAGCAGTGAATACTTGGACATACTCATTGCCGTTCTCGTGTGGGATCCATTGCTTAACCTCACCTACCTTTGGCTTTGTTAATCGTGATTTATACATTGCCTTCCTCCTCTCCTTCTACATAGCCTTCGGCTAGTAGTCCTTCGAAAAAGTCCCATACTTTTAGCAGACTTATCCTGTCTTGTTCGTTGGCTACACTTAAAGCACGATTGAGTGCGCCACCAAACTCTTGTATGTCCTTATACTTGTAGCCCATCATGATTGCTCCTCCTTAAAGTCGCCTTCTCTTAGGCGAGTGATTACTTCATCAACAATTTCATTGTAGAAATTGTCTGTTCGTCCTTGTATTTCATCTATTGCTGAGGATAATTCATCCTCACTAGGCATAGTTGCCTCATCTTCGAACTCGCTCTCGAATAGATAGAGCAGTTGTGCGTTGGTCATATCACACATTGGCTTTCTCCTTATCTTCTATGGCGTAGCCATTGGCTTCGCACTTGTGTTGGTGTTCATCTTCGTCATACTCATTCCAGTATTCCTCGCCGTGTTCCCATTGCTTGCCACATGCGTAGCATTTCTGGGCGAACTCGTTGATTGTTTGACATACACCATTGGTGAACTCAAGTTCACCACCCCAGCCTGTCTCTTCCTCAAAGTCAAGGTTGAAACTGACATCAGGGTATTGCTCTGAAAGAGCAGTCAATGCTCCTTCAGCAACACCCCAAGGGGTATGGAATTGGTATTGAAGTGAGGTCTCGTCCGCTTCCGTGAGCTCGCACTCACTGGCGTCCCACTTGACACCCCAATTGTTTATGTTCCAGTTATACCAATTGAACTCAGTATCTCCGACCTTTCCGTCTGCGGTATAGCCGTGAGTGCCGTGATACTCACCGAGTTTCTCGGCAGGTGGGCGAATGATGTTCCAAAAAGATAAATCTTTTTGAACAGTTTCAGTTATCCACTCATCAGAAGGAAACTTCTGATAGGTAGATTCATAAGGCGCAGATAACTGCGCCTTAATCTTGGCGATTACTTGAGGCTCAGCCTCAATTAGTAGTGTGTTGTAGCACCAGTTAGGCATTTTGGTATTCCCCTTTCGCTAGTCCATACTTTACGAATGTATCAAAGGCAACTCCGTCAACAGTTTTCTTGACGAAGTCAATCTCTACGGACAGATCCCATGTAGGTGGGGTGTCTGTGATTGCGTAGATACCGAAGCCAAGTAATGACTTCCATTGTTCTCCAATTAAATTGGAGATGACGATACGAGTGGCATAAGAAGGGTCATCCCAGCGTGGCTCTGCTACAGACAGAGCGCAAGCCAAGTCAACCTCCCATGTATCTGCCCCCCAGTGTGAGTAAAGCACCACCTTTGGTGATGCTGGTTCTCCGATTGCTGACTCATCTTCATTGAAGATGAAGTTAACTCTTGCTCCCATGTTTATTTCTCCTTTGCTAGTCGTGATTTGGCTTCGTATATTGCTTGCTCTATTGCATAACGCATGTCTGATAGTTCGTATCTATCGAAGATAGCGTTGGCTAACTCCCATTCTTCGGTAGTTAGAGTGTCGCCTTCGTAGGTCATGTCCTCTTGGTCATACCATTGGCAGGCGATTTCAGCATTAGGGTCTAACTCCTGTAGGAGTTTGATTGCGTTTGCTACTATCATTTATTCCTCCTCATCTTCGCAACTGCCGAACAACTCTTGCCAGCAGGTATCACATGTGCCAGAGATAAGCAATTCCCTATCTCCGATAGAGAGATTAGGGAAGATGTCTTGCATGAACATGCGCTCGCTGCGAGGCTTGTTCATTTCTATGACTTGCCATTCCTCGCACTGAATGTGTGAGGTGTTTCCGCAGAGACGGCAGTCAACTGCGAGGTCAATGATTAGTGCGGTCATTTGTTGCTCCTTTCTAAGCGACAAAAGAGGGGTCAGCGATTTGCCGACCCCCCTTAATAAGCAGACTTTCAGTCTGCTATCTTTGACGAGCGAGCCACTCACGGACTGCCCGACGAGCGACGAGCATGCCTAGAGTAAAGCCACTCATAAACAAAGCGATTGCAATAGCAATCAAGTCTGTGTAAAGCAGTGGTAATGTAGTCATTAGGCGACACTTCCTTTCAGGGTTAGGTAAGCCTTTGGCTCAACCTTGGCTATCTCGCTTGATACAAGCGTGAAGTTTGGATAAGCCTTGAATGATGCTAGAATTGCCTCAATCTTCTTAGAAGATTTGGCGGTGTTGGTAGTGATGCGAACCTTGGCGAAGACACGCTTGTCATCTGCCTTGGCTATGTGAATTACGCCGTTCTTTACGACACCGACTAGTGTCTTAGTTTCAACTGTTCTCATTGTCGTTCCAATCTGCCTTTCGGGATTTCCTATTCGGCGACATCTATCAAAGCAAATCTTTGATTTGCTATCAAAGAAAGACAGGCGTGATCACGAGCTCGTGCGTCATGCGCTCGTAATAGCCCATCCGCTATGAAGCCATCGCCCGCCCCCAGAGCGGGCGCATAACGCCCGCACAGGGCGTATGTGGTGTGTGTATGGGGTGTGTGTATGTGTGCTTGGTGAGCCGACATGCCGTTCATTTACGCTCAGTGTTTGACATTGGGCTGAATGTATGAGATAATTCTCGGTGTTGGTTGAGGTGGTCTCAACAACAGTCTGAAAGGACAGCATGATGAATACATACGCAAATGAAGACCTATTCGCAGACCTAACCGCAGAGATTGCGGAGGTTAGAGCGTTCTATAATGTGCCTACGCTGGAGCATGTGCCTGACTTCGAACTCAGTTCACTATCCCACGCACACGCAGGCGACCTAGTTCGCAAAGGTAAGCATGTTGGTATCGTGTTTGATGTAATCGCATGCGGAGGTAATGAGGCTCTTCGCATAGTGTTCAATAGTGGGCGCACTACTACACACACACGCAAGCCTCTATAGATAGTTAGGCGAAGCCCTGCGCTCAGTAGCATGAGCGTGGGGTTTTGTCAAGTTTGAGCGTCAAATACGCTGGGGCAGGGGGCAACCTCTGCCCTTTTTTTTGTGTCCGCAACCCTATGCGACCCCCCTGTTGTTTAACACCGCCCCCCACCCCCACCCCAC